GATAGTCCCTCTCTATTGAGAATTGTTCCCATTAAGCTGCGACACGCCGGGGCTGGTTGACATGTGCGGTGTTGTGTGCTACGTGAGTGGGTGCGTTAAAGAATTGTCGTGTTTTCGGCGTGTTTGTGGTATTATTGGGATTGTCAGAAAAAACAGTATAAAAAAGGAGCAGAAAAATGATGAAATTAAGTGCCTATGTTATCGAGTTGCCTGATAATGCGTATAAGGTCGGTATTGAAGGTGTGTATACGGGAATTGTGACGGGTAATGATACTTTTGATTCTGCGCTTGCTGATGTCCTTGAATGCATGTTGTCTTATGATTATGATTATGAAGAAGTCGCCCAGGCGGTGACTCGTGAGGGTCGTAGCTGCCGTGTGTATGTTGTTACGGTTGATAATGGTGATGACTGATATTCGTAGTATTGAGCGTGATTAGTTTTTTTGAGTGATAACAATATAGCCCGGTAATATTACCGGGCTATATTGTTATCCAACCACCTTAGTAGGGCCGAAATATATTTTATTGGTATCGGGTTCGATTACAGTATCGGATATTTGCATGCCGCGTGCGTTGCCGCATGTTATTAGGTTTAGTACGCATCCGCCGTTGCGATATTGAACTATGTCGTTCGGACCTAGTGATGACGTGACCATGTACGTATATGACGCACATCGGTCTGAGCATTCTATCTGTGTACCAGTGTTGGTAATGGTTATTTTCCCGGTGCCGGGTACTCGGAGGCCACCGAAACCGGTTGGCATTAGTTTGAAACATGTGTAGTCGCCGTTGATTACTAAATATCCAGTTAGTCGCAATTGTCCGTGTTCGGCATCGTTTAAGGTTGTGGATATTTTTATCGTGTTGGGTTTGGTTATCATTGTAGCGACTTCAAATACACTACATATCTGGTTTATTGTTGTGAACTTTGGTTTAAGCGAGTCGGCGACTATTTCTATGGTTTGTGCGATTTTTGCGGTGTGTCCGCCTATTGTGTGCGGGGTTGCGTTAGTTGGGAACGATACCCAGCCGCCCCAATTGAGATATGATGTCGCGGCGTCATTGCAGATCGAACGGGCGCATGCCCATAGATTGCCTTCGTTGTCAAACTCGCCGGCCTCGTATTCGCCGATGCGTCTCGACATGAGTAGATCGGTGGCCATACAATTGTACCATTGCAGTGTCTTGGTGCGTACGTCGTAGAGGTACGCGAACATGCGTGTTGTGTATCCGAAGATCTTGTTGTTGTATGCGCTGATGCCCTGTCCCATGAAGTCCGTACCCGTTGGGCGGGTACCTATGACAGTGGTGCTGTAGTCGGTCATGTTTATTTCGTAGATGTTCGGGTTGTTGCGGCATATGCAATATACTTTGTTGGTGATCGGGTCTTTGGTGATACCGGCTATGCCGTGTAGCGGTATGGGTATGTTAACGCTGGTGTTGAAATTGTTATCGTATGCCAGTATGCCGTTATAGTCGTTTGTCCCGTCTAAGGTGATGGGGGCGACCCATATAGGCGTGTTGGGGGTTACGTCTATATATGCCATATCGTTGCAGTGACCCGCGTTGATTGTTTTGTTGGTGGTTATCGTGTTGTTGGCCATATCAACGATTACGATTTTTGGTTGCCCGCCCCCGGTGGTGATGTTATTGCAGCCGAAATACACTATGTCACCATGTTTAAGGGTTGACTGCGCACCGTAATCATGTGTGATGAACCGTGCTTGTATGGTCATGCCTGTGACTGTGGATATATCGCCGGTGCTTGCGTCATAGATATTGTGTAGTAGTTTTTTCGCGTCCGTCGGGTTACTTGCGTTAAGCGCGGTTAGTGTTTGATTGGTGTTATTGATATTATTATTGACGTTGTTTGTCCAGTTTTGCGCTTTTTCATCGGTATCCCACTCGATTGCGTTGAAGCGATTAAGTGCGTTATTCGCTTTTTCGGTTGTAACGGCCAGATCGCTTGCGGTGGTGTCTATTTTGTTTTTCAGGGCGCTTGCGGTGTTGCTGTCGGTTACGCCCAGTGCTGTGAGATTGTTGTTTATGGTTTCTGTTTCCGTTATCGCTTGTTTGGCGGTGTTGAGTGCAGTGGCGGCGTTGCCGTTGATTGTCAGCAGTGTTGTATCGATCGTGCGTATTGCGCTGTTGTATTGGTCGGTCAACGCGGCGGGGTCGCCGGTATCGTATAGATCGAGGTTGAAATTATCGGTAGTGCTTGCCATGTTTAGGCCTCCTTGCGGGTGTCGGTTGCGTGGTGTATTTGTATTTGTATGTCGAGCTGGTGCAGTTTTTTGTCTATGAGCTGCATACTGCGGTTGTATGCGTCGCGTAGGTCCGCCACTGAACCGGTGTCGTATAGTGGCAGATTGTTGAATGGTGTTGTGGTCATGATTTCTCCTTTACTGTATGGGTGGGTAGGGTTCGCCGGTTTGCGGGTCGGTGACGCGCGGGGTCGGGTCGTTGAAGATTGTGAGGTTGCCGACTGCGGCGGTTTCGTCGGTACGGTGTTTTGCCATGTCGTCCACCGTCTTGGCGGCGACCTGATTGACTCGTGCGCCGAACACCGCGAGTTCGCGATACATGTTGCGCATGGCTATCTTGCTGTCTACGTAGGTGCCTTGTGTAGGGTCGTAGATCACCATTTTATCACCGACATGCTCAAGATTGTCCAGCAATGCCGCCAATGTTTTTTCCATTGCGCTGACACGTTCGTTTACGCGGTTTTCAAACGTTTTTATGTCCGCGCTCATGGTGTTGATCGCGGTTGTGAGCTTGTCGAAATATGCCGTGATGTGATCGTATTCGCATGCCAGATGCTTTATGATTTCCTCTGTGCTTTTGGCATTCCAGTAGAACGCCGGTATTACGGGCGTGTACGGCCATACGCTGTACAAGGGTAACGGAAACATGTGTGTTTTTACCTCCTAATAGTTGTTTATGGCGACAGTCCATAACGGGCTGAAACATTCTTCCAGATGTTCCAATAGTAGCACGTCTATATCCACGTAATCGCCTTGACGTATCGCCTTGACCTTATCCATGTAGTTGCCGTTGGTCACGGTCTCATACTCCGTGTCGGTGGCGTTGCTTGCGTAATCCTGACCGGTCGCGAGCTGGGTCGCGGGGAAATCCGAAAACACGGTTCGCGTCTTGTGCCACGTGTCGTTGTCCGTCATAAATATTCCGGGGTTTCCGTCTGCAAGCTCGTAGAGCGGTTTGAGTACGGGCATTATTTCGGCGATGAGGCGCAACAGGTGCCGCCGCCATCTGCCCGGCGGCATTACGCCTAGCTCGCGGTCATAATACCGGTTTTCGATCTTTTTGCAGCATCGAGAGTATTGCGTGTCGTTGTATGCGTCATCACGCCATGACCATTGCGGCGTTGTCCAGGCAATGCCACCGGGTGCGAGCAGTTCCCCCAATGTGATCGTTGTGACGGCGTGATAATCGGGTGCGGTTTCGCCCGGAACAAACGGCGGTATCATGTCAGATGTCTCCATTGTCGTTGTCCTCCAGTGCTTCGAGGTTGGTCATGTAATTATAGTTTTTGCTTATGTTGTCCTGGTTCCATACCACCTGTATGGGTGCGTCCAGATATCGCGCGAAACGCGTGTTGAGTATGTCGCATGCGGCTCGGCGTTCCTCAAGCTCGGACAGCGCCCGTAGGTCAGTCGGTTCGCCATAGTCGTTGATTTCGTCGGCTGTCTGTCGTTCCATCTTCATGGGTAGGTTTTTTATGCCTAGCGACTGGTAAAAGGCGTTCCAGGTGTTTTGTATGTCGTTCTGTAATTCCATGCCGATATAGTTCACGCCGGTTTTGAGCACCTGCGCCTTCATGCTGTCCGTGAAACCCGGTGTCGCCATGATTGCCATCTCTCCGCCTGATATTTGCTTGATGACGTTGACTCCCGCTGTTTGTTGTCCGGCGGGTACTTCCAGAATAAACGGGGTTTTCTGGTGGAAGCGGTTTTGTCGTCGCGTCATGTACAGATCTTCTATTTCATGCGCGAAAAACTCAAGCGTCGGCACCAATGGCGTACGCGCCTTGTTGCTATATATAAAGACCCCGTTGGAGTTGTTTACGTCGAAGTGCCACCCGTTTATCCCGTAGGATGTCCATTTCCTGGGCCGATAATACACGTTGAAGTCGGAATTGACAACGGCTTGCGTGGAAAAGAACATACCGGGCTTGCTATGCGGGTAGGCGATAGTGGCATATCCGTAATACAGCAGATTATATTCCAGAAACCACGCGTTGCACGTTTTCGGCAGATTCAACCATTTGAAACGTGACAGTGCGATGTTCAGCATCTGCGAATATGCCATATAATACGCCTGTGTGTTGAGTTGCTGCGACTGCTGCCACACCGGCAGCCCTTTTTCGCCGAGGGCCGCGCGGGTCGGCGGTTGCTTGTGCGTGCGTTTACGTCCCATATATAACACCTTTTTTCGCTAGTTGATGTTCGCGGCGAGATAATCGCCGCCTATTTCGGTGGGGTCATTCCAGATTGTAACACCTGCCGTGAAGCGGTCGCGTATCGCGTCCAGTGCGTCGTTGGGGGCGATGTCGTTGGTGAGCCACATATCATCAGCCCTCCAGTACGTGTAATGTCTGCATGCCGTGAGGTTCGGCTTGGTATAGAGTTTGTTGCTTGCTATGCCGTATCGCAACATGTACATACCAGCTTGCATTAGTGCGCTTTTTGTCTGTGTGCGGACTTTTATAATGTACGCCCTTTGTGCCATTTCATCCGGCCACGGGTCGCCCGAGTACGCACCGACCGGCGCGGGGGGTTGATTGTACATGTCACGATACGTGTTCGTCGCATTGTCACGTGTTGTGAGCATACTGCGTTTCGCGTTTGTCACGGCCTGATTGCGCGTGCGTGCCGCGTTGCCGGTGGCGGTGTTGTATGAGGCCGTGGCGTTGCCGTTGGAGGCGTTGACGGTGTTGGCGGTCATATCGGTGGCCGCCGCCGTTGCGAGTTGCATCGTTTTCACGGTTTGCGTGTTGGTGCGTATCGTCGTTTCCGTCGCTTGTGTCTTGGCGTGCGCCGTCTGGTCCGTATTGGCCGACGTGGCTTTATCCGCCTTGGCATATGCCGCGTCATTGGCCGCCTTATTGAGTTTTTCGCTGTTTGTAATGGCGATACCTGTATTGTAGCCTTGCAACGCTGCTCCGCTGATGCTGGTCGCTAGACCGATGGCGGCACCGCCGCTTGCAACGGACAGCGCCGCACCGCCAACCGACCCTATCATGCTTGTGACGGATGAAATGGCGTTCGTTTGCGTATCCGTGACATATGTTTCGTTCATGAGTGTTACATCCCAGTCACGATCGGTTCTTATTTTGCTGTTCGCGGTTGCGGTGTCAGCGTCGAGGCGCTTTGTCGCGGCATCGAGTATGTCATTACGCGTGTCAACGGTCTCATCGGATATCTTCTGATCGCGCAAGACTCCGCGTGCGGTGTTGGCCGTCTGCGCGGCGTTCGTTCGTGCGGTGTTGTCCCGTGCCGTGGCTGCGCTGATATTGGCGTTATCACGAGCGGTGTTGGCCGCTTGCGCGGTGTTTTCATACGAGGTTATCGCGTTCTCGCGGTTTTGTCTGATCGTGCGATTGTAGTTGGCTCCGCGATATGCATCGATATTACGTCTTTGTAGCGCATACGTGGGGATATCGTACGATATGATCGTCGCGAGCGCGTCCGCATTGGGCAGATGTCCGCTTATGGTCTCGCCTGTGAGGTTGCTCACGGCGATAGTGGTGCTGCCGTCCGCACCGTATCCATCCAGATACGCGACCTGTCGCACGAGCGGATACGCAACGGATACCAACGTTCGTACGCTGAGCCGCCCGCAATCCTCGATGTTGATCGTGGTTGTCTTGCCCCACGTGTCCGTGATCTCCAACACGCTATATGGCGATACGTACAGTTTGGTCACGTCGGCGACTTCGGGGGGCATGTCGAAATCCTCCGGGGTCAACGTGATGTCACTTAATGTGCGCTCCGTGTCTATGATGGTCATCCATGCGACACTGTTGACCATGACGGGCGCACTGGTGCCGCGAACACACATGTCCGCGGACACCACGAAGCACGAGCCTATGCCCGAAGCGATATGCGGGTAGTACGCGAACAGATCATTGATGTAGTCGCCGGTTACGTCGCTTGCACGTAGCGCGAACACGGTCCAGTTGTTCGGGGTGCGTCCGCGCTGTGACGCGTAGGGCGTGCCGAGCGTACGGCACCCGCTTATGTCTATACCCGCCGCGCCCCATGTCCATGATGACACCGTAGCGTCCCCGCTCCCGTATGTGGGATCGTCGCCGGTCACGTCGGCACCGCGCGTGCGTGCCATCTCCTTCAACCTGATCGCGCCGAACGCGCAAGCGAAACATATATATTTATCGCCGCCGGTCAGACCGGTGCTCTTGATATTGGTGATACGATTGTTCGCAGCACCGTAATTGACATCTGGCGCGAGCATGTCAACACTGTTTTCGCGCGGGTTGTCCAATAGCTTCGCGGGTGTCATCCCGACCAACGGCGCGTGTCCCCGAGCCAGCAGCAGGCCGTTTATCGTCGTCGTATTGATGTAGTCCGTCCACATGTCACGTTGCAGTACGACGGTGGTCGTATTGGGTGCCTCTGCCGTGATATCCGTGATGTAATAGTGGTATCTTGTCTGGCAGTCCGATTGCTGTAGCGGTGATTGCAGTATATCCGGTGTAAAATCGGCCACGATATAGTTATAACGTTGAGCCGTCATGTATGGCACTGGTATTTTGATACCGTCCGTGTCGGCGCGGGCGATATACATGCTGGTGTCAAGATGCACGGTCTCGCCGTCCAGCCCGTCAAACCACGCGTCACGTGCGTTATCGTCGCGGAACTTAACGGCATCGTGGCCGTCGTTACGCCATTTTACGTGGCATAGTTTTATCTTGGTTTTCGGTGTCCACATATTATAATCGTATGTGTTGACGTACTGATCGTACACGTGCACATCAGCGCCCGGAAACGATGTGGCATTATCCAAGTGCGGAAATTTCATATATACCTCTTTTTCGCAAAATAAAATCGGGGTGCCGGTGTTACCCGGTACCCCGATACTAGCATGTTACGACGCTGCACATTATTTTACGGTGAACGTGCAAGTCGCCTTGTACGGTGTCGTCTCGCCGGTCGGGTTGACGTATGTCGCCGTACCCGTCACCGTGATAATGTCGCCTGCCGTCAACCCGTCGCGCTGCACGTGCAAACGAGCCTGATCGTCGACAAACGTGTTGACGTTGAGGTCAAACGCCGCACCGTGCGCGTCATCGCCGCTTGCGGCATGGTTCGCCGCAACCTCGTACGTCGCCGCGTCCGGTGCCACCTGAATGGCGGTGCCGGTGGGCTCCACGGCGGCGGTCAACTTCGGCGTGAGCTGGAGCACGTCGCCCGCCTTGACATCACCCGTCTCCGGGGTCAGCGTGAAACCGGTCACGGTCTGAGTCACCACCTTGATGGAAGTGCCCGCATCGGTGGTGAACAAGGCGCACGGCGTAAACGGCGATACGCCATAAATGCCCCAGTGATTGAGATACAGCGTGTTGGAAAGTGTTTGCGGATTATAGAACTGGGTAGTGCCGTACAGCGTATCGCGAACCTGATACCAATCAGTAGACACAAGCAACGCCACCGCGCCCGGAATGCCAAGGTTCGGCACCTGAATAATACGATACGGCACATCGGCCTTATCCAACTGGAACACCGCCGACAAACCGTCAACATCAAGCGATGCGAGATATTCCGGCTCGATCAGCAACACCATTTGTTGCGGATTGGCATACGCCGGAATATCGTTTACATTCAGAGCATTATACTGTGTGCTCGGGAAACGCATACGCCCAGCAGTCGCACGCAACGACTTAAGCAACGTCTTGGCCGACGCTTCATCGGACGGGACGGCATCGAGATGAACCTTGTAGAAACCAAGATTCTGCTCGTAATGACGTATCAAGGCGAGCATGATGTTCATTTCGTCGTAGTTGTCACTGTTGCGCGGGGTCTCCATGATCTGAGCAACGAACCGGTTCAAGCCGAAATCGTCCACGAACGCCTGGCGAAGTTCGTCATCAGTCCAAGAAATTGGATACTGGTCATTGCGGTTCATTTCGTAGAACCACACGGCGGCTTCGGGTCGGTGCATCTTCAACAGAGTTTCGGCATCGTCCTTGTATCCGTGCGCCTTAATCCATTTCACTGCGATTTCCTGTACCGTCGAACCCCAATACAGGTTTTCTTTTTTGAAAACGTCAAGGGGGTTCCTGAATGGTTCGTTCTGCGCCATCACCGTGAGGCCGATACGATTAACCATGTTCCAAACACAGTCATTCAAGTATTGTCGGTTCATGGGGTCGAACAGGTATCGCATGGTGTTCGCGACACCGGTCTGCGTGGCGGACGGTATCCGCTGCTGATAGTCGTCGGTACCTTTAAGGCGTACCTTATCCAATATCGTTGCGTTATCTACAGCCATTATATATCTCCTAATCCAGAGTGTAATCAAGGTTTTCAAGATCATCCGCCGCAGCCTCGGATATGGCCGCGGCGGCATCGTCCTCACGGACGGTTGCGCCGTTTTCCACCATTTGCGCAACTGAATCGGCGAACTTGTCATAAATGTCATCAATACGTTCATTCATGGCATCGATCTTATCGGTTATCGTCGTGAGCATGTCGCGCAGATCGTCGAACTCGCCCGTTCGGTGCGCTTCATCGGGGGTGAGATCATCGCGCTCGGCGATGTCCCTTTCCTCGGTCGTTTCGTCATCCATTATTTTTCCTTTCATATATGAAAAAGTCGTACCGGCGAACCGGCACGACTTAAGATTAGCATACTTGTGACATGTTTCATAACGGTAATCGGCACGTTTTTCCCTCACGGCCACATCGTCGCCGGAGTCAACCGTGGTTATCAACGATGCGTTTTAGCGACACCATTATGGCACCTCACATACACCATGTTTATTTTACACCGAAATTCTTGAGCATTTCAAACATGGCGTGTTGCGTTTCCACCGTGTCATATCTCAAATATCCCAAGGCGTAATACGATGTAAGATTCTTAATCAACTCCTTCGCAATATTCGCAGTGAGGTAGTTCAGCCTGTTATCGTCTCTCGTGAGTGCAAAATATGGCACATGTGTCCCGCCGTCGTATTTCATCGAGAGAAAAACATACCCACAACGCATATCAACATATACGCCATATTCCCGGTGAAACCAACGGAACACATAAGTAAGTTTCGCGTGCTTATGCGGTTTTTCGATAAAATCGGTATCAAATTGCCGAAACTTGTTTTTCGCCGTCATATCATCATTGTTTTTCAACATGCGCCCCGCGACGGTGTTCTTTGCCTTTTGTTCGGCATAGTCATCGTCTCGCACGTAATCGAACAAGCATGTCTTGCCGTCAAGCCATTGCAGACCATACTCGGGATTGAGGGGCACTTCATAACGTCGAAAATACGGGTTGAACGCGTCGCAAGCGTTACCCAACAGGAATATTCTTGGTTTGCGTAGCTCGGTGTCATCGGCGCGTTCACGCGTCACGGTATCCACGATTTTCGCCAATTGCTCAAACTCGTTTTTCAAATACGTGTGATATCTATCATCATTATCAATAATAAATTCATCCATGCAAATGTTACGCACGTTCACGTATGTGTTTTTCTTTTTTCGCTGTTGCATGGTCAAGGGTATAAAATAACCGCATATCCGCCACGAATTTTCTTTCTTGCCGGTTTTTTTCCGTCGTATTTCAGCCGTTTTATTTGTTGTGCGAAATTCATAATCGGGGAAAATATTATCTTTTATGATACGGTCGAAATAGTCTGCGGCGGTATCGTTGTTTTCCTCACGAAAACGGGCGATTTCCGCAAAACGATACCCGTTTTTCAAATAATCCTCTATCATGTATTTTCTCATACCGTAGGTTTTACCCAAACCTCGTGCGCCGATTATCATGTTTACGTCTGCGTTTCGTGGCAATATTACGGTTTTAAGCCTGTCATAGTAGTATTTCGCCATCCATGCTCACAATCCTCGGTGCTCCATCCCGCAAAACCAATTCGCGGGGTATCGTGTTCACATATCTATTATACACAGATCGCAAATACGTTATGTTCTCCATATTCGCTTGTTTGTCGGACTCGCCCAGCCAGCGCCCCGACGGATACAGCCCGATGGCCTCCGGCGCATCCACATGCACCGTCTCACCGAGATAATCCGTGACGTCACCTATATAACGATCGCACGCATGCGGCCTATTGCGTTGCAACGTATGACAGATCTCATAATCTACCAACACGTCATATCCGAGCGACATTTGTACGGTTTCCGCGAAACCGCGCCCCGCATGCATGACATCGGCGACGAAGTCTTCAATGGTGTATACGCCGTCCGGGCGCGGGAGCCCGGCGCAAGTGACATGTACGTGCCCTTTCCCGTCCAAACTAACACGTGCTTTGTTCCACAATTCCATATGTTCGGCGTAGCGCGTGGTGCCGCCACAGTCCTCGACCTCGAACTGTCCGATATGGTCTAGCGTCGAGGCCATGTCGGGCGCGGTGTTTCGGACACGTCGCATGGTGTTGTTGATCGCGTTTTCGATCGCGTTATGCAGCGGTTTGAGCACGTCCAGTAATTCCTCGTCGCTCACGTCGTCATCGCAACTGATCTTCAGGCTATCGGTATCGCCGCCCGTGACCGTTACGCGCTCGCCGAAATGTCGGTATATCAGCATCATGGCTATCAATAGGTGCATTCTGCTTCCCGCTACGATCCTCATGCCGTATGTGTATAGTACTCGTGGCGTTTTCGGACGTTTTTCAGCGAAATTATCGGGAGCGCACAACGTGGTTTTATCGACTTCAAGCTCGCCGGTTTCCGCCACGCAATAATCGGCCTTCATCACGTCTTGCGCCTGTGTGCCGTATATGCCGTTAAATTGCCCCTTGACGGTCGAACCGTAATAGGACTGCAAAAATTTCATGCTCAGTTCGCCGGTTTTCGCGTCGCGTGCGATTCCCTCGGGGATTGAGTCGGGGATATCGCCCACGTACGGCGCTCCCTCGGTGTATCCCTTAATCAGGTTTTTGACATCGGTTTTGCGTGCAAAAAGCATGTTAGATTGCAGCGTGACGTAATCCGGGGGGGTTATGGTTTTCGTGGTGCTTTCCCCGTACAATACACGCATGTCATCATATTCATACACTTGTACGACATCCCATAATTCAATCTCGTTGACGTGCAACACGCATTCATCCGCGCTGTACAATTTGCCGAACGCATATACCGGATTAACGGCGCTGTCCACATAACCGCGTGCGCGGATACTGTTATCCTGGGCCTTCGCACGATCGTTGTTACTGTAATCAGTGTCAGCGTGCAATGTACGTACGAATTTCGACCGAGGGCATATCGCTATACCCCACGCCGCGAAACACGTGCCCTTACGAAGTCTCAGATTGCTAAAGCGCACGGCGACATGCAAGCCCGTGCGAAAGGGGTCATCGTAATGGCTTAACACGTCATCAAGCGACGTGGCCGCAATGCGTTCACAAGCGATCTGCAACAATTCAGACGGTGTCGGCGCGAATTTAACGGGTAGCCTACGCCCATTGATAAATGCGTGATGCATTGACGTAACATCCAAGGAGGCGACATTAGGCACGACGACATCGGCGGTTTTAGCGCTCGTAAACGTCAACCCGCCGCGAAAACATGCCTTGCGCAATGCATAGGCTTCATAGTTTCTCGGAAACTCTTGATTACACGTCATTTCAAACGCGCGTTGCAAGGTAATCTTCTTTCCGTCTTGCAGCGTGACGCGCCGCCCGCCGATCTCACGACGCGCCATCTGGCGCACAAGAGATGTCTTGGTCAGCACTCGACTACCCAGCATATCGGAGGTCAACCAGTGATTAGCATGCAACAGCCATTGCAGATATTGCGGTATCACCTGTACATCACGTCGGGCGTAAAACAATTCATCTTCGGTCAACGGCGTTTCGGGCGTGCGTACGAGCGTATAATCCCAGTCGCCCACCGCCTTGGGTAGACCGCATGTCTCGCCCATTGCACGCAATCCACCCATTTCGAGATAAAACGTATCCCAAAAACGACAAACCACGTTATCATCAACGCATAAATCGAGCGTGTACACGCTTGTGGCCGTCTGCGCGTTTACGCTGATCGTGTACGATCTCGTCAACGCCAGCATGAGTGTTTGCATGTCAAACATCAGATTATATGCAGCGATCACCGGTACATAATCATGTTCGCTGCCATACGATATAAGATCATCGATATATGCAAGTGCCTCATCAACGTGCCGATAAAACCGTACATCGTCCGAAGTAGGGTCGTAAGACTCCAACGATGTGTCTCGCAGATCGTTAAAGATATACAATATCGGATATGCCCTTGTTTCGGCACCGGCTTGTATGTTAGTCGTTTCCGTATCGTAAACGGCGGCGAGCCTAAACGGCTTGCGACTCCCCATCACCGTACCACGTCCGGCGACACCGCCACCAACCATATCGGACTACCCCCGTCAACATCCACACCGTCTTCCAGATCCCCGACGTGCATTTGCATACGTTTGGCATATTGCAACGCTTGTTCGTTGCGTTGCATGATAGCATCGAATAATTCGCTCAATGAGTCGGCATCATAAGCACGCATAATGACTTCCAAACGTTTCTCGGGCGGCACATCAGGTCGTTGCCATATATTTTGTGTGTACCGCCAAAAGATTTTGACTTTTTCGCGACCAAGATCGCCTAGCGCCGAGGGCGCCCCCTTGGAGGCCATGCGCATTTCCTGCCGAAAAATGTTAAACGAGCGTCGTCGTTCACCGCGTTTTCCGCCCCCACCCTTCACGGTTTCAGCTTGCCGTACCAGCTTGGTGGCGTTCTCCATCGCCCGCGCGTATGCTTCGGCCCGTATTTGTTTGTTCTGGATACGTCCGACGTATGTCTGTTTCAGGCTTGTTTCAAGCCGTTGCACGTACATCAGTCGCGCATGCCGTTCACTTTCAGGCATTCGTGGTGTAATGCTCTTGCGTATCGTGTTTATCGCACGTCGTACACGTTTGCGTTTCGCCGTTAGGATGTCGGCTTGCTTGCGGGCTCTGGGCATACATATCACCACCTACGATACAAAAGAGGGTGCCATAACCGGTTATGGCACCCTCATACGGTTTCAGCGTTCTGCTTTTGCTCTTTTTTCGTATTTCACTTGATTTCGAGGGACTTGAGCGATCGCCCGCCGCCTAGCGGGGTTTGCTTTACGACAACGGTGATCCCGTCGGGCGCGTTGAAGTCGGGGAACATGTCGAAGATGTCCAAGACGCTTCGATAAATGCCCTCCGACTGGCTGAAATACGTCTTGCCGTCCTTTGCGAACAGATAGACGTTTGCGCATTTCTGCCCCGTCTGGGCTCGGACGCCCGGCGTGACGTATGCGCCCGTGACGGTCAACGGTTCAGCGCCCAACGATGCAAGCGATGTCGCTGTGTTTCGCGCGTTGATAATGGCGCGTTTCCCGTCGAACGTGCTAATATCCATTGTGCAGATGTATCGATGGTTGTCAACAACGGCTTCCATTGCCTCATTCGTGGTGTTGTTCATCTGTTCAATTTCCTGTGTCATGATTGTATCCTTTTTTGTTACTCGTTATCGTTGTCGTTGTCGTTGCCGTTGTCGTTGATTGATGTCGCATGCCGGAAAAACGTCTCGGCGGGCATTTCGTAAACCGTTTTAGTCACCTTGATGTCATCCACCAATACATTATACAAACCGACCTTCATCAACGCTTTCACGGCTTGCTCAGTGGTGCGAATATTACCGTCAATAATAATAGATTGCTGATTGCCGTCACGATCAATATACGTGACCGTGCTAGTAGCACGTGTCTTTTTGATATTCCTCATTATATTTCCTTTTTTCTTGATTTATCAACGTTTTACGTTGACATAAAATATATTATACAATAAATCGGCGTGCGCAAACACGACACGCCGATTTTTTTAATATATTAATGTATCAATAACGCAAAACCTGACCCGGATAGATCAAGTACGGGCGACTAATCTTATTAATCTTAGCGACACGAGGCCACTTGGATCCAAAAATAGACCACAGGCACTCACCGGCCCTAACGGTATGAGTACGCACGGGTGCAGTAGATACGTTATGCTTGTTCGGTCGCTTGTTCGGGCGTTTGCGCTCACCGATCGCGTAAGCGTCCCACTGCCACTTGGCACCCCTGAAATAATCAAGATCGATCGCACCGGCATAACCGGCAATACGCCCGTTGCCCGTATACTGGCGCATGGCCTCGCCATACGCGCCATACCGCCACGGGCGCGACTGCCAACCGGTGACGGCATTGGATGCGTATTGTGCGACCCATACCCCGCAATGACGACGAACATACGGGCTAAGCTGCCGCAACGCGGAAGCCGGTGTATATATAACCGGCCAAACACGTGTGCGTTCGTATACACGTTTCACCCAACGATCAACCCACGAGCCATTGCCAAACTGGGGATTATCATCATGTTCCCAGTCCAGCGCGAGCACCGCCCGGCCAACATACTTCGAAACATGATCAACGAAGAAATCAGCCTCACGACGAGCATCATTGCCCATTGCATAATGATAAACGCCTATACTCTTGCCCGTGCCCGTCGCACGCACAAGCTGATAATCAGCAACCTGACTGACACCATTTCGCAGACACGTATTGTTAAAACCGCCGACACCCCACGTGACCCCGGCCACGACAAAATCCGCGTTAAGCTTGCCCGTGTCTATATTGCACTGCCAGTTGCTCACGTCAACACCGCGCATATCCGCACTAGCGGACGGCGCAAGCACCAACAACGATACGCAAAAACACGAAATTACACTACGCAGATAGCGACGTATCTTCATCAACGTTCTCCTTCCTCAGCAAGCTTATAAGCTCCTCCGTCAACACATTATTCTTCGTCACAAGATCGTTAAAATTTCTAAACGTCGTGGCGATAAACCAGGCCATAGCGCAACACGCCACGATCGGAAAACCAACACTACCGATCATACCCACAACATCACTAATATTCATATACACTCCAAACAAAAAGCCGTGACGTATCAGACAATACGTCACAGCCTAATATATCATAACCATATACATGTAGCCTATCCGGGAATCGAACCCGGGGCACGCATTTTATAAGAATGCTGCTCTAACCACTGAGCTAATAGGCCATCACTACGCATCAAATCAACAATATCACGACAATGCATAAACACATAATCAGATACCATCGAATCACATGTAAAACACTTCATACCCATATCAGCAACCTTAGTACGACGCTCGCCATAAAACCTATAGCCCTTGATATAGTCACATTTATTATACTTACAATACACGATTAATCTCTCTAACAAAGATGTATTAGCCAATCACCTGTTAATCCGATAACCCAAACACACCGCACCCGGAATATAAAACACGCCATCGTCAAGCACATCCCAAACCCCGTACGCATCAACGCAATCGATAAATCGAATTTCCATTAAGCAATCAGACGCAATATCAACGAAATAAACAAACACATCATAAATACTATCAACGTTAAAATCGATTGAATTAGATAATGCGTTAAAATTCATGAAACTCATTTTTATTTCTCCCTTATTTTTTCAATGCCATTATTAATAATTACAACATGTCAAACGAACGTAAAACCGTTGAACACACAATATTAGTACGCACATTCTTAGGCCAATCAGCAAAACGACGTGCCATAACAAAATCATGCGCCGCGAGATAACACAGCATCATTTCACCGGCTTCAACACAATCCCAATAACATGCATCAAGTCCACAATCAGCAAGATAATTCTTAAATGCACGAATACAAAAACGCTTGTTAATCATTTTTCTGCTCCTTTTTTATACTGTTTTTTCTGACAATCCCAATAATACCACAAACACGCCGAAAACACGACAATTCTTTAACGCACCCACTCACGTAGCACACAACACCGCACATGTCAACCAGCCCCGGCGTGTCGCAGCTTAATGGGAACAATTCTCAATAGAGAGGGACTATC